TTAGTCCTCATCATTATAAGCTGGCCCTGCATAATTATCGAAGCGCGACCACTGCCCATTAAACGTCAACCGCACCGTACCAATCGGCCCATTACGCTGTTTACCGAGAATGATTTCCGCAACCCCTTTGAGCTCACTATTATCGTGATAAACCTCATCACGATAGATAAACATGATTAAGTCCGCATCCTGCTCGATAGACCCTGATTCACGTAAATCCGAGTTAACAGGGCGCTTATCGGCACGTTGCTCAAGACTACGGTTTAACTGCGACAGAGCCACCACAGGTACATTTAATTCTTTCGCTAGCGCCTTAAGTGAACGTGAAATTTCGGCAATTTCTAACGTACGGTTGTCAGAAAGAGCAGGAACTCGCATCAATTGGAGGTAGTCAATCATGATCAAACTTAAACCACCATGTTCACGATAAATACGCCTCGCACGTGAACGAACCTCTGTGGGAGTCAGGCCCGAAGAGTCATCGATGTACATATTGCGCTTTTCCATCAAAATACCCATCGTGCTTGAAATTCGCGCCCAATCCTCATCATCAAGTTGCCCAGTACGAATACGGGTTTGGTCAACACGGGATAATGATGCCAACATACGCATCATGATTTGGTTTCCTGGCATCTCTAAACTGAAGATTAAAACAGGTTTTTCTTCCGTCATCGCCGCGTTTTCGCACAAGTTCATTGCAAAAGTGGTTTTCCCCATCGATGGACGCGCGGCCACAATAATTAAATCAGAACCTTGTAAACCTGCGGTTTTTTTATCGAGGTCTTGGTAACCTGTTGAAACCCCAGTAACACCGTCGTGCGGTTGTTGGTAAAGTTGCTCAATTTTTTCAACAGTTTCAGACAAAATGGCTTCAATACCTTTTGGCCCTTCGTCTTTATTCGCTCTTGACTCGGCGATTTGGAATACTTTGGTTTCGGCTAAATCGAGGAGATCTTCACTGCTTCGCCCTTGTGGATCATAACCTGCATCTGCAATTTCATTAGCGACTGAAATCATATCGCGAACAATCGCACGTTCGCGGACGATGTCTGCATAAGCATTAATATTCGCCGCACTTGGCGTATTTTTAGATAGCTCAGCCAAATAAGCAAAACCACCGACGCTATCCAACTCACCCTGCTGTTCTAGTGATTCTGATAAAGTGATAAGGTCAATAGGTTTGCCTTGCTCAAGCAAAAATTGCATCTGTGAGAAAATGGTACGGTGGGGGCGGCTAAAGAAATCAGCGTGAGTCACACGTTCAGAAACGGTATCCCAACGCTCGTTATCTAACATTAACCCCCCTAAAACAGACTGCTCCGCTTCGAGAGAATGTGGTGGAAGTTTTAACCCTTCCATTTGGTGGTCTCGTGGGGCATCCGTTTTGAAATTTGATGAGGGTTTTTTAGCCATACATTAATATCCAAGTCTATAATTAACGATCTGCGCTTAGTATACGCCAATCTTATTTTTTTGTGGTTTTCTTTGCGTCTTTGCGCAAAGTAATCACAAGATAAAATACATCACTGAAAGCACAAACCTATAATTCTTCTGATTGAAACATGGCGTTATGATAAAACGATTGTTATTGTAATTAAAATGAATAGTCCTTATTGGAGATTGTCATGGCAAAACGTATTGAATTCGCGCAACATGGCGGCGCTGATGTACTTAACTTAGTAGATTATTCCCCAGCAAACCCAGCAGATAATGAAATTCAAATAGAAAACCGTGCTATCGGGATTAACTTTATCGACACCTATGTTCGCAGCGGTTTATACCCTGTTGCTAAGCTACCAAGTGGCCTTGGTACAGAGGCGGCAGGTGTTGTTGTGAAAACTGGTGCCCATGTCACAGGTTTCAAGCCCGGTGACCGTGTCGTTTATGCGCAAGGCCCTCTAGGTGCTTATAGCGAAGTCCATAATGTCCCTGAAAGTGCCGTGGCACACCTTCCTGATGGTATTACCTTTGAACAAGCCGCAGCCAGCTCATTAAAAGGCATGACGGTTTATTATTTATTCCATCAGACATATCAACTGAAACGTGACGAAGTCTTTCTGTTCCACGCCGCTGCAGGTGGCGTTGGGTTGATAGCTTGCCAATGGGCAAACGCGCTAGGCGCTAAGATGATAGGCACGGTGGGTTCTGCAGATAAAGCGTTAAGAGCCAAAGATGCCGGGGCATGGGAAGTCATCAATTACCAAACAGAAGACATTGCAGCTCGCGTGAAAGAAATCACTAATGGCGAGAAAGTGAATGTGGCGTATGACTCTGTCGGTCAATCTACATGGATTGCTTCTTTAGACTCGCTCAAGCGTCGCGGCTTAATGGTGAGTTTTGGTAACGCTTCTGGTCCTGTTACCGGTGTAAACTTAGGAATTTTAAACCAAAAAGGCGGATTATACGTCACTCGCCCATCACTTGGTGTCTATGTGACTAACCGTGCTGAGCTAGACCAAGCTAGTAATGCCTTATTTGATATGATTTTAAGCGGAAAAGTGAATGTAGATGTGCCGCAATCACAAATTTTTGCTTTAAAAGATGCACAAAAAGCTCACCTCACTATCGAATCAAGAAAAACCCAAGGTTCGAGTTTATTGGTTCCATAATAAGCGACTCAATATGCAAAAAGCGCCAAATGGCGCTTTTTTCCCCACATGATAGCTATTCGCCACGCGTCACAAACTCGAGAGCTTGCTCAACAACGACTAAGTCAGCCCCTTTTTTATGCGCATTTTCACTTAAATGACGACGCCACTGACGTGCGCCGGGGATACCTTGGAAAATCCCTAACATATGGCGGGTCATATGGCCTAAATAAGCGCCTTTCGATAACTCTTTTTCGATGTAAGGGTACATCGCTCTAACAGCGTCAACACCATTAGTGACAGGAAAGTACTCACCAAACAATTGGTTATCAACCGCCGTTAAAATAGACGGGTTTTGATAGGCTTCGCGCCCCACCATGACGCCATCTAGGTGTTGAAGATGCTCTTTTGCTTCTTCCAGCGTTTTGACTCCACCATTAATCGCCATGGTCAAATGAGGAAAATCACGTTTTAATTGATAAACTCGCGGGTAATCAAGTGGTGGGATTTCGCGATTTTCTTTTGGGCTAAGGCCGGACAACCATGCTTTACGTGCATGGATAATAAACATTTCACAGCCGCCTTTATCAGAAACAGTTTCAATAAAATCACATAAAAACGCGTAGCTGTCTTGCTCATCAATACCAATACGAGTTTTTACGGTTACAGGAATAGAAACCACGTCTTGCATGGCTTTCACACAATCAGCAACAAGCTGCGCATCTCCCATTAAACAAGCACCAAAACGCCCATTTTGTACGCGATCTGATGGGCAACCTACATTTAGGTTAATTTCATCATAACCACGCTCTTGTGCCAATTTGGCACATTGCGCTAATGCGGCAGGATCGCTACCACCAAGCTGTAACGCAACAGGATGCTCTTCCTCACTAAAAGCAAGATAGTCCCCTTTTCCGTAAATAATCGCCCCTGTTGTGACCATTTCGGTATACAGCAAGGTGTTTTTGCTTAATAAGCGATGAAAATAACGGCAATGGCGATCTGTCCAATCGAGCATTGGCGCAACGGAAAATCTATTAATGTTCTTATAGCCTGTCATACCTTGAAAACCCTTGTTTTCGCTGTTTTTTATATTTGTCGTGTTTCCGTGCATTTTGACCTATTTTAGTGTATTTTTGCTTTATCAGGACACCAGTGAGGACACCTTGAATTTGGTGTCCTCAGTGTCTAAATCTGTCATGGAAAATATTAAGATGGCTTATTATAGCATAGACAAAAGAATGAGAGCAGATGGTACTGTGCGATATCGCTGCTCGGTTAGCATCAAAAAAGACGGTAAAAGAATTTATAACGAGAGCAAAACATTCACAAAGCAAGCTCATGCTAAAACATGGGGCTCAAAGCGTGTCATTGAATTAGAACAGTCAGGAGTCCCCAATCCTAACGATGTTAATAAAATAACTGTTGGTGAACTAATTTATAAATACATCAATGATCCTAACCTAGGTGGTAAAGCTGGTCGCACAAAAACCTATGTTTTAAATATGCTACTCGATTCAGAACTAGCAAAATTACTTCTAAACGAATTATCTATTAATCATATTATCGAACATTGCCGCTATAGAAATGCTGCTGGCGCTGGCCCATCAACCGTAAATCATGATGTTAGTTATTTGGGGTCAGTACTACAGTCAGCAAAACCTGTTTACGGAATTGATTACACTAAAAATCCAACCCTTGAAGCTAGGCCGTTACTTAATCAAATGGGGTTAATTGGTAAATCTAATAGAAGAAGTCGCAGACCTGTTAATGACGAACTAGAAAGGTTAGAAGAGGCATTAAAAAAACGAAGTGAGCACAGAGGGGCGCATATCCCATATCTAGACATTCTAGAGTTCTCAATTCTTTCATGTATGCGTATTGGTGAGGTCTGCAAAATAAGATGGGAAGACGTTGACTACAATACGCGCTCCGTCATTGTCAGAGATAGAAAGGATCCACGTAAAAAAGCTGGAAACCATATGTTTGTTCCATTACTTGGTAATGCTTGGGAAATTTTACTTCGACAAGAAAAGAAAGATGATCGAATTTTTCCATATAATTCAAAGTCTGTTTCGGCAGGCTTTCAGCGTGTTAGAAATAAATTAGGAATTGAGGATTTAAGATATCACGACTTGAGGCGAGAGGGAGCTAGTAGATTGTTTGAAGCGGGGTTCAATATTGCTGAGGTTGCTCAAGTAACAGGACATAGATCTTTAAATGTGTTATGGCAAGTTTACACCGAACTTTTCCCTAATACGTTGCATGGAAAGTATGAGGAGCTTATCAAAAAATAAAAATGGCGAGGATTAGCCTCGCCTGACACAAACTATGGATACTTTCTCCAATGATTTGGGTTATCAAAATCAGGTAGTCCTGTAAATCTAACTCTAGCTACATGAACTGGGTACTCTTTCTTTATTGCCCAATCTGCTGCTTCTTCTTGAGTAACGGTTTTTTTAACAACTTCCCCATCAACCCATACATGATATTCGAAACCAGAGGAATTATTTGGGTTATCTTTTTGTACTACATAAGCATGACCATTTGCCATATTGTTTTTCCTTAATTTAAGAAGCATTAGTGCTTCATTAATACAAATGGTGGTTATTTAGTTATTTTCAATACAGGAACTTTCTTAATAATTTAACTTTAGTAATGATTTTATCATTGGATTTTAGATCTACATTCTTGCAAGAGCTCTTAATATAGAATATAAATACTGTATAAATAAACAGTGAAAAGGAGTTACAATTATGCCTCGTATTGAAATCCTCTTTGATAAAGAAAATAGCAATAAGCCATCTGAAAAAGTACGCAATGCCCTACGTGAACAAGTGATACACAAGATGGGTGACAAATACGGCCCGCTAAACGTCAGGGTGGCGTTAAGTTCGTCAACATCATTAGTGGTTACTGGAGCTAAAAGTGACGATGCGACCAAAGAAATAAATCAAATTATCGAAGACATTTGGCTTGATGACTCCTGGGTACCAGTATGAAAAATGACCGTGGTGAAAGCAACATTGATATTGTTCCTCGAATTACAGAAGTGAAGGTAGGCGTTAATAGCCCTTATGAGGTTTTAGTACTGGAAATCACTTTTGCCGATGGTTCTATCAACAAAGAAACTCGCGAGTGGGAAGATATTGACAGGCCAGCACAGCGCACCTATTTATCTCGTGATATTGCAGAGCATATGTACGCTAAGATTGGAGAGTATTTAGAAAAAACGGATGATGATTATCCAGAGACCGTTAAAAAATACTTAATGTGATGATAAGCCGCTTTTTACAGCGGCTTTTTGTTTACACTTCATGAAATATTAAAAATAATATCTCAATTGATGAATCGAAAACGCCTCTAGGGTTATGACAGTATTTAAAGATGGCCCAGCATACAACTTTGTTGAACTGTCTGCGTATGGTTTTATCAATAAATTTGACACACCATTGTTGTTTAATGATGAACTCCAAATGATCCCTGACGTATAAGCGCCATCTTTACCTTGAATCTCAAACTTATTAATTGGATAACTAAAATTAACATCTGACTTATCAGGATAATTGTCAAGTTTCACATACTCAGGACTCGTTATGCGTCTAAAATAATTACTATCAACAGTAAACATGGGACAATAAGAACGATTTGTAACAAAATTAGCGGTAGGATTAAAGTAACCTAAAAACTCATGAGTCCCATCTGAGTTAAATCTATGCTCCGTAAAACACTCAATTTTCTTTGAATTGTCCCATTCAATGACTGTTTCTTGTAAAATCTGTAAAGATTCACAAGAAAAAACTTTACTATTTGATAGTGTTACCTGCTCATTATTGACCAATATTTTTTGTGATAAAGGCCTTTCACCACCATGACTCTCCCCCCCAAACTTCCCCGTTTCTATTTCTGTGAATACATAGCACATTGCGCCAGTTTGAGTTGGCCTAATAAGCTGTGTTTTATTGAAAATTGACCAGTAGACTTTGTCAATATCATCTGAAATATGTATATCAAAATTAGCATTAATTCCTGCAATATATAGCCAGCGTTCACTGTTTTTAATAATTTTCACTCTCAAGTTGGCGCCTTGTCTTGGATTTTTTATGCTAGTTATATACGTATTAAAACCTGTAGAGCCAATGCCTATACCCGTAGTATTGATTGTTTCGCTGGAAACTAAATTATCCTCAACATATATTTCAACAGTAGCATTTGCATCTGTTGTTGTTGTTGCTGCGAATAATATGTTGATATCTTTTTCTTTTGTATTCGTTGAAAATTCAATAAATTCACCAGCAAGCCCCTGTATCTGATGAAATAATACTGAGTTTTTGTTATCTCCTTTAATAAATTGATCAGGAATGAAATTAAATACAGAAACATTTGGGCTCTTATTTATTATGGAGTTTTTTAATGTAAGGATATGTGGTGCAATAAATAACTGACCTAAACGCCATACAGGGCAATTGTTGTCAGGCAGACTAAGTCCACCTGAATACCCTCCAGTAACTATTCGCTCGCGAATATAATAACCTGATTTTGTTTTCCTATAGGTGTTGATTTCCCCCTTTCCATATACAGGGTTACTTTCAATCACTTCAACAACCATTTTATTGTTCGACGTAGAGACTAGAGATTGTGGAATCAACGTATTAATTTTATCAATACTTTTATTTTGTCCTTTTAAAACATCTGATGCTGCTTTTTGGTGCAGTACCAGTTCCTCGCTTTCTCCAAGAGAATCCGTCAGCTTTACTTTACCTTTCACCTGTGTTGTTGCATCAGGTACATTCACTTGGCTATCAGAAATAGCGTCTGTAACAGCCTTTTGACTCATTATGGAATTATCAGAATCACCTGTATTTTGAACAAGTGTCGGAACTGATGATTTTGCAATTTTCTCAATTGACATTGCTAACTGATTATCTTTATTCGGATCTTGTACCACACCAGCCTTTACTAAAACATTCAAAATTTCTCGCTGAATTGCTGTAAGCCATGGCCCCTCTAATATTGTCGGTGGCGTTCCTGTTGAAATATTACCATTAGTAAATTCGCCGTTTTTATCGGCCGTGTTGGTGACATCACCAATTTTTTTCATGATAAATCCTCACTCAATTAAGGTGATAAAGGTAAATTAATAATTAAATTAGTTAGTTATTCAGAATAACCAATTTGGACAATGGTATGAGGGGGGGATATTTGATTAAATTTACACTTAAGATATCGGTCTCCCCATGACCTTAGAGGATCACCGCAATAACTGATCCCAGCTTTAGCAGCTATTACTTCTGTATCACCGGCATTAATTCGCCATGTGTATAACCAATCACCTGTATACAGCGAGTCACCACATGCTGATATTCCAGCCCTTAGCGCACGAAATTCTGTGATGGTAATCTGATACCCCAATTCATCAGCTAAATGAATAAAATAGGGTTTAGATTGTCCTCCAGTTGAAATTAGCCTTGAAACAACAGCACCTTGTCTTTTAGGTAAACTGTCCATTTCACCGATTGCACAATCATCTGGTAAGCCCAGCGTTTTTTCCCATTCGGTTAGCATCACCGTGGCTGTTTTAGGAAATGAACCACTCAGTAATTGAATAGAGTCAATATCAGAAATATGATAATTCCATGCAAGCCCCTTTAAAACGGAGTGCATTGTACTGTCGGGCTTCCAGTTCCACGCTAAACCATGAGGGGCTAAACTGATTAATGCCTTTGTATAATCCTCTACGCTGTAGGCAATCATGAATAAATGACCTCCCCTCGTATTGGAATTTCACCGATCCCCAATTCAATTTCATCAATAGGCATAATTAACTTGTACCCCACCAGCCCTAACGCTGCAAAAATGGCGCGATCAATGTCTGCTGGGTTAATCGTATTTAATTCCGATGGGTCACTATTGATATAGAAAAAACCATCAATGGCCCCTTCTAATTTTCGTCTTGTTTCTTGGTCAATATGCGACAATCCGCTAAATTCAAAATCAATTTTCTTTTCAACTGGAGAACAAACCCACACTAATGCGGTAACTGATTGTAGGTCGTAAAGATAATCAGCAACGCGCAACTGATCTCCAGTCGCATGGACTTGATAAACTTCTTTCGTTGCTGGGCCATCAGTGCCTATGGGAAAACCACCATTAGCATTATTATCACACATGATATAAATACCAACTGATCCCGCACCTAAAGCTCGACGTCTAATCCATGCTCGCGTTACTCCAGGTACTTCTTTTGCCCATCCTACATAATCATTAGCGTTTCCACCTTGTGACGGATTTTGATAGGCTTCTAATATACGGCTTCTAAACAGTTCTTCTTGCTCAATATCTGCACCGCCAACAATAGGCTCAATTGCAACTAATTCCGAGGAAACACCGGGAATGCTAATATCTAAAGTTAATTTAGTTCCAGCTGGACTATTACCAAATAAACCATCACCATCTTGAGTTGTATTGATATCAGGTAAAATCGCTACAATTGACAGAAAGGTTTCGCCAGAAGGTTCAATAATACCTTCCTCTGTCGTTTCATATTGGTAGCCATCTCCCCGATTCAGTTTACTCCCTTTACTAATCACGCTACCCGGAACACCCATCGCTTTTACAGAGTTGCATTTAGCCTTTTGCGGGGCTTTTCGATAAATTCGTTTTAATGCCCCCCATCCTGCTAACCATTCATCTGTTGCTGTAAAGGGGGTTGTTTGCTTTGCAATATAGTCTAAATAACCATAATGCATATGTGACATACCTGCGATCATATCTGCTAATATCTTCATATTAGAGAAACGCAATAATGCCCCTGGTTCTTTTAACTCCGAGCGAATGAATTGCTCGCCCTGCTCCCGTAATTCTGAAAGTGTTTTTCTTTTAAATGGCATGGTTATGCCTCCCAAACCCAATAAAATCGTAAGTCACCTTTATCACCCGGTCTGTGATAACGAATAATCATATTTAACCTATTTGGGTAAACAATTTGTGTGGCCACCTCAAAAAAAGAAACCACACCATCGTCAACAAGCCATTTAAGAGACTCTTTGGCATAATCTTCCGCCTTGCTTGCAACAGATTTAGTTAGTTTTTCTCTATCCAGTAACCACAAACGAGAGCCAATGTTGTAATTATTTCCTGAATCGCCCCACCAGCCTCTACGATAACTTTCATCCAATTTATCATCAGGTTTTGCAACACCATCCGTAAATAAACTAATCATGATGGCAGTTTGTAGATCATCACCCGCCAATAAATCACCAGAACCTTGAAACCAGTCCGCTTTATTTGAATTAACATGCCACCAGCTTGAAATATCGGACATTAAACTTTCTCCTTGATGGTGTCACTGGTGATAGTGCTACCACCCGATTGGACATTTTTAACATCATGATTATGGTCGTTATAACTGTCTCTTAATGCTTTCAACGTCGATTGGTTGCCTTCACAGTTATCAATGATATCGCCTGTCACTTTCAATAGTGGGGTATTAAGTAAGACCTCTGTCGTTGCATTGACTGTCACTTTATTGGCGTTGTTAACTGTGACATCTTTATCTTTGGCCTCAATCACAATGCCTTCTTCTGTCATTAAAATATGTAGGCCCCACTGGTTATAAAGCACACTTTCACCTGATTTAAGGTTCTGATGCCTTGATGAAGGATGGTTACTTGCAAAGATAATCGCATTTGAGCGATTACCATTAAGGTAAGCAATTAAAACGTCTGACCCAGCTGGCAATGATGATGAAAAACCAAAGTCGGTATAACGAATAGTACCGTCTCTCACTTCCATATTATTTTGGTACTGTACCTTTTGGGAGTTGCCTGCATCATCAGATAATGTGGTTTTACCAAAACCAACCAACATCGCGATCCGTGTTTTGATATCTCTTAATATCTGATTCATCATTACATCCTGATCGTTTGGTAGAATTCATATGGCTCAACAATGAATGCTTCAGGAGGCATTAGGGTTAAGATAGCTTTAGTGCCATCACTGCCCCGAATAAAAACAACTTCAGATAGCAACCATTGTTTATCCTCAAGGTCAAATATTGGGATGTTGATAGGAATTAACGTGTTGGGTTGCCAAAGTTGGTTATCTTTATCTCTCCAACTATCAATAACAACACGTAGCTCCTTAGAACGGCCATAACGACGGTTCATTTCCCAATTAATCGCTTCCTGCTCTCGTCTTGCTGTAATAAGGTTACTTTCAACAATTGTGATGTAATTACGATACCGCATTTTATCGGCTTCGGGATCTTGTGCTCTGGCATTCTCAACTGATGAATAGTCACCGTTCATTGGTGATATAGATAGTGAAACACCAATATATTCAGAATACCGATTACTCATTGAATCAGAGTAATTAGCTTCTTCAATATTTTGGCCTTGAGAAATACCACTAGCAGCAACTTCTGTTCCAGCTCGAGACAAAAATAAACTCCCATCAGGGAGTTCATAATAGAGTAGTGCAGACCAGCGGCAGGTTCGCTCAATGACTTGCTGTGAAGACTCTCCCCAATTAAGCGTAAACTGGGGAATGTTCTGAAGTTTGTTATCAGGGATATCGCTAACGACATCAATGTCATACCAGCTAGCCAGTTTTTTCGCTATTTGTAACGCATTAGATTGACTAATAACATTATTTTCCCAATTCGCTGAACAATCGACCAAATCTTGACACTTGCCACGTCCTGAAACGCGGATCTGATGTTGCGTCTTATTAATAGCAGGGTTCCAACTATCGATATATCCCGTGACAACCTTATCTTCACCTATCATCACTTCACAAGGATCACCTGCTTTCACTAATTGTTTCTCATCAGTTGCTGGATAATAGTCCATCAATGACAATTCAAAATCGCTGGGGAATCGTTCAATACCACGCGTAATGCGAATACTGTCCCACCCCATAATGCGTTTGCCATTTATGAGTAATGAAACTTCATCGTTGTTTTTATCACTCATTTTTTCAATGCCTTAAAATTTATGGGCATAAATGCCGGGTGGCGAGGTGAAACTTCCATCACCAATTCATCACTACGACCTGCATCCTGATAAATTCGATTAGAAACATGTAAAACACTTAACGTTTCAGGTAATGAGTACTGAGTTAAACGCCCTTTTTCTGAGCCCTTATAAATATACTGAGTTACAACGGCTGCACGCATTTCATAAAGTAATTGATATGCATCATCCACCCCGAGATCACCTATTTGGGTTAATGCATTATCAAGAATATGGCAAATGTCTCTTTGCTGGTTTGCTGCATCATTACTACTACTCGGTAATGTTTGTGTCGAGAGTGTGGCAACTGCTGCTGAAGTGATAACAGATAAATAAGCAACTGTTAGTATTGTAACCCGCTGACTTTGTGAATCTTCTTGGTATTCTGGATATTCAAACAACGATAATTGCGAAAGTAAGTGGATCCTACGGTCAATGGAACTGGCTAGCTCCATCATTTTCACTATAGTATCTTGGGTATATTGGCAAAATTGTTCGGGGTCTTTCGCTTGCTGAACTAACTCAAGTTGCTGAGATAGATTCTCACGATCTATTGTAATAGCTGTTAATTGCTTATCTACAATTGTTGATTCATCACCATTTAATTCAGTAATAAACTTTTTACCTGTCGCACCCGAAACTGAACCACCCAATTTACCACTCTGATAACGGCCATACTGATCTGAACCAAACACACTGCCCAATGAATCACTCAAGTTTGTGGCTTCATTAACTGTTTTTTCCGCCATCATGACCCAAAAACTTGCTGTTCGTTTTATCGTTTCTAGTGTCTGAGTAACCGCTCTCATCTCGCCTTTGATAAGCGAAATATATTTAGCCGCCATTGTTGTGGCTGTTTTTAGCCAATTTTTAGAAGTTAAAACGCCTGAATTTTCTGATTCTGTTATTGCGAAAACTTTTAGCCCTGATTCAATAACAACTAGCTCAAACTCAAATACTCGCCCATTTTCAGCATTTTCATTAATTCGTAAGCCACTTTCCGTCACACTTACCGTTAACTCGCCTAATGTGGGGTGAATTAACGTTCCTGTATTTCCTTCTTCACAAGCAGCTATCAAGTTATCACGCTGGGTGAAAACATCAGGTGCGTCATAAACCAAGCTATCTTGAATTAAAAATCCTTTTATTGTGAACCGTCGAGTGCTACGACCGATATCCTCAACCCATGCCTGATCTCGGTATGGGTATTCATGCACCGCAACACGACGACCAAATACACCTTCACCTGACATGACACCAAAGGGAACGCCACGAAATGAAGCCTGACGTAAATGTTCAGCCCATGACCATGAGATATCCTCTCCCAATAAAGAAGATAATGCGTTTTTAGTTAATGCCATGGGAACTCCAGAAATGAAAAAAGCCGTAAACACGGCCTTTTATTGGATATTAGTTGATTATTTATTATTGAGTATTTTATTAATTTCACTTTTCCATATATCATAACCTTTATTATTAAGATGTATCCCATCTATTGTTAGGTCACCGCGTAGCTTTTCATTTATAGTTAAGCCACTATTTAAGTCAATATAAGTTATATTATTTTCTTTACAGAAATTAACTAGTTTTGAATTTAGCTCTATAATTTTAGAATTATCTGCTTTAAAATGATCAGCCAAAAGAGTTGACTGAACATAAATATCAAATCCTTTCGACTTAAGAGTTTTTATTATCTCAATGTAGTTATTGTATGTGTCTTCGACTGTCTTTCCAGTCATAATGTCGTTAACACCAAGCATTATAAAAATTTTAGTTGGCTGCATAGATGTGATTGAGCTTAACCTATCAATAACGCCTATAGTAGTATCCCCATTAATCCCTCTATTAACCACCAATAGATTAGGGAACATTTCCTGCCATTCAGCAATGTCGGTCAAACTATCACCCAAAAATACTAAGTCAGGCTTTCCATTATTATATGCGGAATAAAAACTTTCTTTATTGTAATAATAATTTTAATACGTGGATGTTTCAGAATTTCCTGTTAAATTTCTTTTAACTTCTCTTATTTGATTGTATGGAAAATAATGATACTGTCCTATCATAAATCCATAACTAAGAAGTACAACTGAAAAACATAATACAAAAATAATCTTTATCATTTTTTTCATATTTTAAAACCGCTCATCATAAGGAGAGAAGAAAACTAAAATAATCCATACTATAATCATATAAAATGGAACTATTAACATATGTACTACATTGTATATTAGCCTCTTTATTTATTCTAGATAAATGGCTACATTTCCATGGGGATAGTAATTTTACCATTAGATTTGGGTTCTAAATACTGCGTTGTTTTTTTCTCACCACTCACAACAGTAATTTCTAACTTAGCATTTTGCTGTAGCGCCTCAGATAAGGCATTAGTGATCAGATCAACAGCTTGAGTTGCTTGATTACCTGTATTTATTGATGGCACAACTTGTGGGCGTTGCTCCGATTTATTTTGCTCTTCACGCAACGTAATCATGTCGCGCTGTTCCATAACCTTAGTTGGATTTCTTAGTCCTTTCCAGCGATCATCCATAATAGAATCCATGATACCTTCCATCACCTGATCGTAACTAAATGGCTGTGCACCATTTTCGACCTTTATCATTGCATTCATGAGCTTAGATAACACTTCTGGATTATGCATATCAAGTGATTCGAATGCGCCATACCCCGTTTGTTTCGATACCATATCGATGTATTCTTGGGTTTTGTTTTCATTCGTAGGTGCGTACTTTCTAATATAATCATCAATGCTATTTTTGCCTTTTTCAGCATCAAGCATTAGCTGCCGTGACATTGCAGCCAAACCATCACGTTCAGAGGCAAATACTGCCATCATGTCATTTCCGCGCCCTTGCAATCCGATTTTATTATTCGCATCCCTTAAGTTACCGGGGTTTTTATTACGAAGACCACGCGTGTAAGGATTAAATTTATCATGTTGAATCCAATTATCAGGGGCGGTTCCATAATCAGGTACGGGCTCTTCTTTCTTCACCGGAACGTGTTCTTTCTGCCACTTATCATATTCTTTTTGAACACTATCCGTCATAAATCCAAGGCTAACCGCAGCTTGATCGCCCCAATCCAACTCGTCATAAAATTCAGGGGTTTCATATGCCCAACGTAATATTTTAGATTCGTCACCATTAATAAAACCAAGTGTTCTATTGATTGCTGCACTATCAGGACCATATGTCATTAACTCTTGTATGCCACCAAGCCCATCAATGACAGAATCATCAGATAGGATATCATTAACCTTATCCGAGCCTTTGGTTTTTAGCCCTTCCCATGCAGCACCAAGCTCATTTAAGGTAGCATCTAATTTACTCAATTTTTCAACGACTTCGGTATGGCGAGTTAATCCAAGCTGATCTGACTTTTCTAGCCGTTCGTCAAGTTTACCTTCACGCATTAGCCCTAACATATTGTTATCAAGGCCAACTTTAGCCTGTAATTCCCAGTTACGACTTTCTGGCATTTTAGCAATGGCTTTTTCTAGGCTCTGTAATGTCTTAGAAACATCCACTGAACCATCTTTTTTCTGATAAATATCCGCTCCAATTTGACGAATTGAAGCAAGTAACTCGTTATTTTCGCCTTTTATTGCTTTAGACAATTCAACATAGTAGCCAGACATAGATTGACGAGCTTCAGACTCATTTACACCGCGCTGCTGAAGTGTACCTGTTAATCGTGTTTCTTCTTCAACTGACATACCCATGCTTTTTGCGTTCGTTGAAATATCTGTCGCTTTTCTGCTTTCATCACGTAACTGTGCAGCTATTTGATAACCCGCATAGCCCACTGCACCGATACCACCAATTTTTGTTGCCATACCGAGGTATTTACTCGATAACTCACCAAAGTTTTTTAATGGTGGGATCATATCACCGATATTTTGTGCGCCTTTACTTGCTACATCGCCAATACCTCGTAATTTATCGCCAATTGCCCCAAGATCTGATTCAGTATCGCTACCACCAAGATTCAAATCTTCTTTCACATCACGAACGCTGGGGCGTAAGCGACCTAACTCACTTTCAATCTGACGAATAACACCACTTGCTTTATCATCAGCTACCAACTCAAAATCAAATGTGTTACTCGCCATGTTTACCTCTATTAATTATTCGATTTGCGTTATCCACCCACCAAAGCAAACGACTTTTAGTGAGCGACCACGCTTCATGTGGCCCCCACTTATAAAAATAAGTCGCTTCTGCAGCTAATTGTTGCCAAGTTCGGAGGGATTGAACGCCAAAAAACGCTGTAGATAATCCCGACAAATAGCAAAGTCAGTAATAGACATTTTTTTAATCACTGGATCTGGAATACCACTCACAAGAACAATCAATAATCGCATAGCAGGTAATGAGCTAGGCGATTTGGCCTGTTCTGCATAAAACTGTTCAACTTGAAAAAGTACAGGTTCTTTTAAATCAATGGTTTCATAACGAGTGCTACCATCATTTGATTCAATGGCAGTATTTAGTGTAAATGTTTTCGATTTTTCAATTTCCACAATTAATTCTCCGTTACCGAGCGGCCTTCCCAGCGCACTTCAAATTCTGCATCTTCACTTTTAACTTCTTGCGTGTTGACTGACCATAAACCTTGACCGATGATAGTTTTTCCATTGGCTAACTCAGCCACGATATTTACATCAGTTTGATCATTAAAATCAGCCACAGTCGTGCCACCAGAATCACGTACACGCATGGAGATAAAACCTGGTGTTGGTTTCTCTTTGTATCCATGCACCGAGTCCATTCCTGATAGCGTTTCGCGTTTTACCCTTGATGGGCTATAGGTAAAATCCCCCACGACCATGATTGAAATACCATTGACGGTGACGTATGCCGTCCCCGCCAAACGGTTAGCTGTGTTTGACATAGTCTCCCCTTAAATTGTTGGTTGTAAGCGGAACTGGTTAAGTAACGCAAACACACGAAGTTGATTAATTAGAGTTCCCGTCCATAAAACATCTAGGCGATTTGGGTTCTGGCTATTACGCTCAACAAGCAGGCCTTTAATAAAAGCATCAGAATCTTGCACGTGGCCATTAAATTCTAATGACTTGTATTGCGCGATTAATTCAGCACGAACAATATTAGGTGTAACAATCGCAGCACCAGGAGCAAATCGAGTACCGTCATTAGCCAACTTCATACGCCCAAATTTACTTGTTATTTGAGTTCGCATGAAACGAGAAACAAACATCAACAAAAACAAGGTTTCTACTTGAAGGTAACTATCGTCATTATCGCCATAAGCATTTTTCTGATAGGTCGTAATGATGTTTTCAACACGCACGGTACCATCGTCATCAACTGTAAATGTCGATACACCACTGTGTAATAGGTTATTACGCTCGATAAGACCGAGTTGCTGAGTTGCATCAGGCGCTAAAACACCATTAACAGGTAATGTTTGTAGCGGGCGACCCGGGTCATTTCGTAAACTTTGAGCAATAGCACCAACATAAGCAGCGGCCCATTGGTAAATGGGAGATGGTGATTTAGGAACCCCCAGCAAAGAATTATGCTGGTCATTACGTTTTTCACCAAAATCAGCTAATTGTCCGTATGTTCCTGTAATTGCGGTAAAGCTATGCCCATAAAGTTGCTGATCCCATGACCAACGACCACCGTTATCGGACAAGAAATCCTTAATAGCATCAAGTGAGGCCGTATCGCTATATGGGTTTACAATGAAATCAAACGAGCGATCATTAAGGTTAGATAACCCATCCAACAAATCAGGTGCACCACTCCCACCAACCATGTCAGTAATAATAAGCTCTAACCCTGAAGGCGTAGTCTCTCCTCCTGCTAAGCCGCGATAATTGAGTTGAATATCAATGCTATTTCCTAAAGCACCTTTATTTTTCGCGGTCAATGTCAATGTATCGCTTTCAGCTTTAGCCGTTACTGGCATTTCTGATAATCGATTAATCGCAGTACCTAAACTTGAAGCGACAATTTCTACGGTATCTGTTGCTACAACGGTAACTTGAACGCGAATACCACCAACATAAAGTGAAATAACACCTGTAGCATTTGCAGGGCTGTTAACCTTGATTGTACCTATTGCCGCAGTCATTGACTCAGTATCGCTATGAGGTAAGACCCAAATCTCTGCAGCAGTATCGTTACCAATATATGCCTTAACCATACTATGCAAAATTGAACCACTACCAAATCGTTCCGCGGCTTGCGACGCTGAGGAAATGCGCTCAGGAATAGCATTCTGCGCGGCTGCTCCTGTTAACATTTGACCTACAATCAGAGTGCGCTGAGTCGCCGTTGCACTGTTGGCCATCGAATTATCAAATTCAATATAGAAAAGTGGCGCACGTAGATTATTTGGAACTCGTGAGAATGGCACTGTCATGCTTTTTTCTCCTTAGATTTTTGTACAACAAGCTCAACATCGCCATCGTTAAGCCGCGCACGCCAATAAACATTATTGGGTACTTCTTGCCCTGTTTCAGGCAGAGGAGAACCCTTGACCGGACAGCGAACGCTGCGGCCCTTAATTGGTTTTACATACATAGAAACTCCTGATTAGGTCAGGTCAATATTGATGTGATGATGAGGTGTGCCGTCCGGTTGCTGAATATTGATATCGATACCTGTTAGTGGCTCAGCCTCAATAGGATAAAACTCTTCGGGGCCTTGGTAATATTCGATATCTAAATCCATCAATAACTGTGCAAGGTGGCCTTCACCACCTGCGCTGATATCGATTTGAGAACGAATTTCAATAAACTGCTGAATTTGACGCATCAATTCATAACTATTAATGACAGCACGCTCAATTTCTTCCCGTAATGCTTCCAATGCTAGTTCAGCTTTCATGGCTCCATCGAGGTCACCACCATCAAACTCTTCTAGTCGCCCTGTCACACGTACTGTCGTGATGGTATTGAATTGAGGTACGTTACGGCCCAGTGATTTTTTGTGGTCAAACGGTGTTTGCACGATAATGCACGGATATTCAGCACTGACTGTTGACCAATCCATCGGTGAATAAACACGGTTTTCTGCGGCTGTTTTTCCTTTTAGAGAGTTAACAACTAACTCGCGGATCTGTGCTGCATTCATGATGGTGCCACCTTATTTAAGATGAGATGTGTTCCACCATGACTATCTGGCTGGACATCCCCAACAACAAATAATGTGCTCACACTATAGATAAATACCTTGTCACCTTTTACTGGGGCAGTTTTGAAAATAGCATCGCGCACACCTAAAATAGGTCGAGTTGTGTTAATGCCACTTTCTCCATCGAGGGATTCATAGTTTTGGGCATAAGCTCTATCAAATATTCCCTCAATATCATAACGCTCCCCTGTTTTAGGTCGCCAGTTCGCCTTTTCAGCAAAAACATTATGAAGTGGATTTAATAGATGCTTATCCCAATCAACCCCCACTGATGGTTACCGTGCCTGCAGGGTTGGCTTGAACCAACTTTTCACGCACGCTAGCCAATGACATAACAACACCGAGAGCAACAAGTCGATTGGCATCAATATTATCCAATTCAATTTGTTGGCTTTCAGTATAGAGAATACCGTTGTGCTGGACAGAGCGACCTTTTACAACGACATAAATATCATCGGTTTCATTATCGTTATCTGGTTTTGGCTCAGGGTCTGGTTTTGGCTCTGGTTCAATAGGCGGTTTATCTTTTAATTCATCTGTTGGAGCAACATCTTGTTGAGTATTAGCATCAACCTGTAACTCAGGGGTAATCCCCCCAAGTCACCAGTTTTTTCCTGCTGCTCTTGGGGTTTCTTCGCCATAATGCCTCCGTTAGACTACCGTTGCACACAATGCCGCATTCACACGGCTAGGAATAACCAGCGGTGAAGATTGCATCATTAAAAAACGCTGCGCGGGGTCATTCTCTAACCATGATTTTGGTGCATAGGCCATAGGGCCATATTCAAAAGCAGGGTCAATAATGGCACCGAATGCGCGAGTTCCCATTAAATCAGCACCCGACATAATCACAGAACCATCTGGGATCATTGGTTTTTCGATTTTATCGATTGGATCAATATACCAATCGTTATATAACCACAGGTCGTAGTTGCCCCAACGTCCTTTATATACAGCACCTTTTTGAATTTGCGTACCCGCATTGATTTGGTTGCCAAATGGGCTTAATGCAGGAAAAGTGATCGCATTATCTTTAATCGTGGTATCTAAACGGAATGCCTTCCATGATTTAGTGGTAAAAACGATATCAGTTGCAACCGCACCTGAGTTTTTCAGAATACGCCCCGCCCAATCTTCAATATCATCACTTGGTTTGGTATTAGTTTTTCCGGCATCAACTTGAGTTGGCCATTTATCACTGCCACTTAATGTGACCGTCAATTCAGCTGCGCGGCCAAAGTTAACCACTTTAGTTTCATAACCTTCCCCCGCCACAGTGACAGTAGCGGATACCAATGCACTTGCCGCCATCCATTCTAAACGACGATTAACCATATCGATTTGATCGGTCAATTCAAACTGTAAGTTAAGCATCTCACGCTCAGCAGCAGTGTATTGACCACCAACACGCTCGCCAATTTGGCGACGGACAGGCTTACGCAAATCAGGTGCACGTTTGTCTTTGATATAAGCAGGTGTAAAACTGTTAGTTTGGAACTTACGAGCCTCAACAAGCTTACCTTCCACTAGCGGGGAAACAAACGGCGCCATACGACGCAAGCCTACGTCCACATCAATAGAGACTTCTGCGGTATCAGACTCAATCACGTTTGGAAAGAATTTATCTAATAACCAGTTTTGGCTCGTCATTAGGTTTGGCACGACTTGAACTAAAACATTCGTATCGAAAATATTCATACTTTTTCTCATTTAAAAGACGTCAAAAGCCCTACTATTGCTAGCATTCAACGTCTAAGTGAATTAATGGGGATTAAGCTTGTACGCTATCGCGAAGGAAAATAGAGAATTGACGCAACTCGTCAGTCAGTTCAGGGATAGTCCAAGTCGCATCATACGTTGTTTTATGGTGATTAAACTCGCCCATGAGATATACACCACCTAAAACGCTATCTTCCGTTGTGTTGACATCATCAACTAAAATAGCACAGGGTTTTTCACTGCCGTCTGCCGCATCTTTTTTACATAAAACGTACTCACGAGAAGCGGTAACTTTACCAAGGATGGTACCACGTTTTAAAATACCCGCTTTCGCAATAGTTACCGTATCAGTCACAACTTGAAGCGGCCCTGAGATTAACTGGTCAGGATTAAAAACCGCTTGGCGCACACCCGGCTGAAATGGGTTTTGTGAAATCTGATCCATTATTTGCCCCCCTTATTACTGTTGTACAGGCTTGTCATTTTGTTAACAATAGATGCTGCAGAACCTGTTGGCGCCACTTCCGCATCTTGACCTAAACGCACTTGCTCTTCTTCACGCATACGAGCATCAAGAGAACGACGATTGCTTTGCGGCGCTGAAACCCCGCCCATGGCTTTCAGAGTGCTAATTGCTTCACTCGATGACAAATTAGTATTAAATGCCAAATGAGCAGCCATATCAGGACGCGCAGCAGCAGCTTTACTGCCAAAAATACGAGCACAACGCTTACGTTCGGCACGACGGCCTTTTTTCACGTCCTTGTTGTCTTCATCATCTTCGGCATCTTCGTCGTCACCTTCTGCATTTTCATCATCTTCTGCATCAGGGTCTTCGTCATCATCTTCGTTTTTTTTACTTTTCGCCTTCTTCGCTTTACGACCTTCTTTTTCGTCGTCTTGATCTTCCGATTCAGGATCATCATTTTCAGCATTTTCTTCTTCATCGTCATCTTCTACACGACGACCTTTCGCTTTACGTGTTTTTTCATCATCTTCTTCAGTAGCTTTAGCCTTGCGACCAATAAGATGAGCAAAGGTAAATTTAGACATATTATTTAACTCCAGAAACTTTCATCAGTTCGTGAAATGCGACATCAGGGCTGGCAACAACATCCGCAAGCCCAATTTGTACGCCCTCATCAGCCAAAAAACAGGCTGCTTGTGTATTGCGGATTATCTTTTCAGATAGCCCACGGTTACGGGAAACAGTGCTCACAAACAGACGCCCCATTTCATCAACATCGTGCTGGATAGCCGCTTTCGCTTCATCACTAAGCGCTATATACGGGTTACTCTCCGCTTTACGATCGCCATAGGTAATAATGGAAACCTTTAATCCGTCCTCTTTTATGCGTTGCGACCAATCACAATGAATAACAATCACCCCAACTGAACCGACGCCACCTGTACGCGGCACATAAATTTTGTCGGCTGCACTGGCAATGGCATAAGCCGCTGAATACGCATTTTCAGAGAGAATGGCATAAATCGGTTTTTTACCTCGTAATTCATAAATCAAATCAACAAGATCAAAGCACCCAGCCACCTCTCCACCAGGAGAGTCAATATCGAGACAAATACCTTTGACTTCAGGGTCGTGAATGGCTGACAAAAATACCTGTCGTATGCCGTCATAACCTGTCATGCCACTGTAAGGTCGCAATGAACCAAGCTTTTGTACTAGCGTTCCCTGTATTGATATTAGTGCGATCCCTTCTAAAATGTCATACCCTGCATCGGCCTTTTTCTTGCGCGAAAAGCGATCATCATCGTAATAATCATCTTCCATCATCGTGCTACGAATTTGCGTAATACCAAATCGTTCCATGACGGCACTTATCACGACTTCTGCTTTTTGTGGATGAATAGCCAGAGGGGTATTAAATAGCTTTTGCGCTAAGTGAGGTAAATTCACTTGGCCTCCTGTTTATCTGTTGGGTTACTTGGAGCGAATCCTTCAGCCTGCGCCCAGCTTGGAACGGGTATTCCCAACTCTTCAAATCGCTGAATTTCATATTTACGCTGATCCACCATTTCTTCCCAGTCCTCACCCATGTTTTCAGCCACTTCCATTTCCAGTGTCGAAAAACCAGCTTCCATACTAAGGATCGCACCTTTTTTCTCTGCAACAGGGTCAACCCATCCACGCCCCGGTCCCATCCAACGAGCTCGACAATAGGCGGCTGATGCTTCCATAAAATCAGGAGCTCCTGATGGCAAAGGAACATCTTCAACATCATGAAGTTCTTCAGCGAATGCAACAGCAATAGGCTGAGCGAAACCGTTTGAAAATTCATCACGACGACGCGTTAATGTTTTCCAAGCTTCCAACATTGCGGCGCGAGCTGATGAATAATTAACATCTGACCAGTCTTGGGTTATTTGCTGTGCTGATAACCCTGTTGCAGATGAAACATTTCGTAGCACTGCACTTTCAAAACCAGCAAAGTTACTTGTTGGCCTAGCAGCATCTAGCGTGACAATTTTTTCATTAGGGAATAAGTGTGGGATCCGCGCACCAGTTTGTAGGTTAAGACGCTTGTCTTGATAGTACTCCGTACGCTGAGTTTGGTACGCGCTTAACTCTTCACCATCACCAAACCCTGTATCACCAAGAGCAGATTGCACCATTTGAGCGTCGTATGGACTTTCAATGTAAGCGCCGAAAACAGCATTTAAGATTGCCGCTTCTAACTCAGACTCATCATATTTAATCAGCATTTTCAGCTTTTGAACTATGGGGGCAAGAATGCCGATCCCTCTATGTTGTGCACCGCGCTCCATATCAAAATCATGGACAACAATAGGACGGCCCCATGACGTTTCCCGCGCTACTCGCTTCCAAGTCATGGTTTTTTGACCAGACCACCAATCACCCATGTGCGCTTCGCGAATATGATAAGCAATAGGTGCGCCGTCACTATCAATTTCAACGCCACCTCGAATATTTGGCATATCAAAATTTTGTTGTGGATTGCTCAAACGGTCAGGATCAACAATCTGCACAGTCGTTGCGTAACGTGCTTTACCATGCCCTAGCCTATCTGGACGATACTGTAAAATTGCTAAAGCATCACCATCCAGTAACTTATGGCGAAAACCAAGCCGCAGCATTTGAGACACGGTTTGCTTGCGCTCAACATCACAATACCGACCTTTATCATTCGCCCAAGAACGCCAATGTGCAGTGATGAAACGGCTATATTCTGCCGCCCATGTAGCATCGAATGATTTATTACCAGTAAGCAGTTGCAACATTCTATAATCGGGTTTAAAAACAGGACGGTAACAAGCACCTACCGCATTATCGAGAACCCGAGTTATTGCCCCTGATGCCCACCCATCATTTCGCGTAAGATCACGCATCCGAGAAACGATGCGGTCACGATAGATATTGATTTCATTGTCTGGTGACCAGAGTGCTGGCTGCCAATTAGCTAACTGATCGCTATATGAATCAGCAGCATCATAAGGCACGCGCCCACTACCGGATAAGGCATTAAATTTTAGTTTGGCATTCGATGGAGGTAGTGGTTTTCCATTTAAGCCAAGAATTCTTACACTCATCAGTATCTCACCCTAATTGGTCGCCTGCGTGATATGCCCAGCATGGCCTGTATGGTTTGAATCAATGCCAATAAATCACCAAGGCTTGTTTGCTGATAAGACACAGAGCGAGTTCCATCCCCTTGTGTGTACGAAAATGAAACGCCTTTCGCACCTGTAGAAAGGTCAATATAGGCTTGCTGTGCTTGATTGAGTGCCTGTTTAAGCTGCTCTTGGCTCATCCCCGTCAACAGCGTTTTGATTTGTGACATTGGCACTCCTTAAGGTAATAGTTGCGATATCCGCTTACGCTTTGGTTTATCTTCCAAATTCTCAGGAATAACAGCACCAGGTAATCGAAAATCAATTCTTTGCTCAGGTTTTTCAGGTGGTGAGATCAAACGATCAGGGTTGTTCGTAATGTTGTCAGACAATGCATTCAACTTAAGCCCCATATAATTCAATCCGCATAATGCGGCATAGCTATATACTCGGCAGTCCAACGCTTCATTTGCTCGACCAGGAATAGCTTCCCAAACTCGGTAGCGTTGCCCACCAGCGACTTTAACTATCGACCGTTCGGCCAGTAGTTGGCTGAAATAATGTAAGTCACGATCAATCGGGAAATGCATATAAGCAGGCGAAGCCTCATTGCCTTCTGGTGGCTCTAAATGCAAACGTGCTCGAATAGAGTCCTTTGCCGCATTGACACCTATAATGATGGGTTTAAACCCTGCTTTGGATCGGGATGTAATTCGTTTTGTTGGCCAGATGGGAGAACGCTTACCACCACGAGCTGATTCCCCTTTTATCGCCCAAATTCGACGGCCTAAACGTGCCTTACAAAAGTCATAAACTTTCTGAGTATGGTGTCCACCGGAGTCATGACATGCCGCCATGATCGTAAACCCTCGACCATCAGCACGGCGCCATATTTGTTTTAAATAGGCATCCAACCGTTCCCATGGTTCATCAGTTTCTAAATCCCCTTCAATCACGTCATGAGCAATAGACCAACTTTCTTCACTGCGCCCCCATCCGACCACTTCAATTTCGAAACGGTCATCTTGGGTATCGATGCCAGCCGTTAAAACTGCGACACCATCGGGCACATCGGCTGGCCAAACTTCACAACGTTCAAGTAATTTTTTCTCACTCAATGCTTTTTCCCCTCGATCTTCATAAGGTTCACCCAACACAAGGTTAATAAACGTTTGTCGCATTAACGGATCATCCTTAACGCGAAGCCACTCTTTCACCAAGTTAGGCCATGATGCATTGGGGAATAAACTGTAAGCAGCCCAAATATGGAAACCTGCATGACCAGTAAACGGCTTTTCTGCTCGCCACTCACCATTTTTAATCATCAATGCTTTGTCGTTATCATGAATAACACAGCCATTGTGACGACAAACGTAATAGGCAGTTTCTGGTAACCCATTGCCTTCGCTGTCTTTATCCCACTTCATGCCATAAGGTGTATCGGGTCCCCCCCATTCTAAAATCTGATATTCACCACAATAAGGGCATGGAACCCAATAACGACGCTGATCACTTTCACCATACGCCTTTTCAATCCGGCTAACGTTTTTAACCGTTGGTGTTGAACCGAGCACTATCTTCCGGTTCCAGAATGTTTCTGAACGTTTAGTACCCAATGCAATTTGGTCACCCTCTGCACCCGCACCACCAAATGGGTAACCATCCACCTCATCGAATAAAATTATTCGGCATGTAATACGACGGAACCCGCCCGGTGAATTTGCACCCACAAGCGTTAAATTGGCTCCATTTGAAAATTGTTTTTTCAGGATAGTTTGACCGCTGTCTTTCGCTTTCGCCTCCCCTGCAATCGCCTTTAATACAGGCGTATCACGTAGCATGGGGGCAATCTCACCCTTGCTGTAATCCTCCGCATCCTCAACCCTAGGCTGTACTACTAAAATCGGTGAGGGATCATGAGAAAGGTAATAGCCAACAACATGGTCAAGAATTTTGGTATAGCCCACTCGTGCTGATTTCATCACAGAAACCTGAGTAACAGTGGGATCAGTGATAGCATCCATCATGCCATCTTGATATTTAAATGAACGAAAGCGACCTGTTTGCGCGGCATTTTCACGCGATAATACCGCGTATTTATTCGCCCACTCGCTTAATGATAAAGGCTCTGGAGGTTTGACATCGGCACGCTTCTGAACCAGTGCACGGGTGAATTGTTGCCATGCATTATCCCCCTGTTCACTGTGGTCAAGGCTTAATTCCTCCATCGCCTCGTGGATAATATCTTGCAATGCGGTGACAAATTCAGCGTCGCTAGATGTGGTTGCCAATGACCGCAAGCGAGGCCCATGCTCTGGAGCAATAGCGATTAGTCGTGTCCGCATTGCGTGATATTCCTCACCGACTTTATTGATCATGTCTTGCCACGGCAAAACCAAGCCTGATTTTTCTTCATATTCCAACTTGGCAAGTTCCGCAAAATAATGCTCTTTGATAGCGCGTGACTCTTCTAAATCACGAACCTCAACATCACCGGAAACGAGCCCAGCTAAAACAGACTCAGCTTGTTGCTGAAAGTCTGGCTTTTCTTTCGCGGCTTTTTTTTCAGGGGCTTTTTTAGTTTTTCTTGTCGCATTTTTAGTGCGAGGATCTTTACTATCTCGGTATTTTTTTAAATTCTTATCACTTGCATCAACATCAATTTCGTCTCCAGACATCACGATGTATTGCCCACTCTTCATCCAGCGTGAGATCGTTTTGCGGTTCACACCAGTATGTTTGGCATAATCAGAAATATTCATCGTGGACATGGGACATTTTCCGCTTGAAATGGGACATTTTCCGCTTGAAATGGGACATTGGGACATATGGGACATTGCGTGGGACATGCCCCACAAAACATGGGACACAAACCCCAATGATTTTTAACGTAACCTTTTGAAATAAAATTAAAAGGCTTCATCTCGCGTCATGGACATGGGACACAAATTCAAAATTTTGTAGCTAGACGCAGAACGCGGCGCGCAATGCCCGTGAGTTATAAAAGTGCGAGGAAGGACCCAAAAAAATATTAGTTACAAGGAACTGAACAAGACTCACAACAATCAATAAATATTTTTTATATATTATTCATGACAACTTATTACATGTTCTATTTAAAAGGATCAATCATGACCGTAATTAATGAAGACTATTTATACCTAATAATTAAAAAACTATCCAAGTTCCATGAAATTCCTGTCGTTGGGGTAGTTCTGCAACCAGGTTATAACCAAGTTTATAACCGTGCTGGATTAATCTTTGCTCTAGAGGTAGTACTAGAAGAGCACAGGAAAACTTATGCTACAAATTGGAGTCCTTTGAAAGGAAAACTAGCTCTTCAACACTTACTATTGAAGAAGTACAACTGGGCTCCTGACATAATTCAAAGCTTAAAATTATCTGACATTATAATTTTACTTCAGGAAGAGTTAAATTATGCTAAATTGCCTGAATCGGCGAAAAAAGTATTAGATGTTTACCCTGCCTATAAACGTACGGAGTACTTTCCAACAATTCAAGAGGAAGAATGGGATCCTGACCTTATTGACCAAATAACAACAACACCTCAGTGGTAATTTGTTAAACCTTTAGTTATATATCTTTTGATAAATTACAATTATGTTCCTTGTTCTACTCTATAAGTACTAATTTTAATTATTTTATAAAATACATATCATCATTTAGCCGAGCATATTGCTTCTTCAAGTGCTCGGCTTATTTCCAGTGGTAATAAAGCCTGTACCATTCGTTGTGCCCTATCCTGATATCCAAGTACAGGCTGAACAGGTAACGCATCACCAAACCGGATAAGTAACTTAGGTGCTGGTTGTTTTTGCCTATCCCGACGAGTGCCATTAAGTGAGCGTTTTAATCGTTTTTTACCCTTACGGCCTTTCTTAGCTTTTTTACGCTGAAACACGCCATTCACACCATTTAACTCACCAATGAAAGTATTATCTTTAGCTTTCAGACTGCTTAACTTATTTCTTGGTAAGTTACCGTATTTATTCAACTTGATGCTTTTAGGGTTAAGCAATGCGGAGCCATTTAACTTATGAACACCGCCATCTTCAAATGGTGTTAAGTATTCAGCTGCGATATTCATCACAAACACTTTGGCCCTTAGATCACTTTTACGTGCCCCACGGCTTTTAATACTCTTAACAGTGAAAGGTGTTGGGCTTTCTAAATTACGTTGTAATGCAACCTTTTGTGCATTTTCTATTTTACGTACAGTGCTAGTCAGTGCTTGCGCTGTCGCGAAAGGGATTTGCTTACGAATAGTTCTAAGTTGATTAGCTAAATCAGTTAAATTAGCCATAATTTACCCCAGAAAATAGCAACCAATTAAAGCTCTATCAACGCCACTCAAAGAATGACGTTTGTAAAGGTTTAAAGCTAATTGTCTAATTTTAATTCGACTGGTGATAATTCGCCTTCTTCAAACCATGCATTCATGGCACGGCCATCCGCTGATGGTTACTTGTACAACCTGACCTAATTCGTGTTTAAACATAGTATTTTCCTGTAGATATGAAAAAGTCCCGCTATTGCGAGACTCGTTATTGTTCAATTTCTAGTATTACTTTCTTGTCAGTTAGTTAATTGGCTTGCCCATCTTGATAGCCCATTCATCATATGGCGTGAATTGGTGAACAAAGTCAGCTAAATCTAATAACCAATCAGGGTACCAATTGCGAACAGCAACACGACACTGACCATGAACATCACCAACATAAATTGGAACGATTCCCATAAATAATGCGTAATGGTCATAGTTTTGTTTAATTTGTTCTTCAGTTAGCCGCTTAAAAATAGCCATTAGCGTAAACACTCCCTTCTAGTGTGGTGTTGGGTTATTTCTCTCGGCATCAATGTCTCGAATGCTCTTTAATTGCCCATTAGCCTTATCAAGTGCTGCTAATAAATAATCAACCCAAACTACTGCTTCGCAATACGTTAAAGTTTTGGGGGTAGAGGTACTAATACTGGCTGAGTTAATGTTTCCGGTATCGGTGTACATTGATCTAAGATTATCGGTGTATTTGAGCAACCTATTAGCAATAGACTGAGGCACAAGCAAATCACAAGTAGGCTCTTTTTTAAGAATCGTTCTGTATTCAATTACTCTCTCCTGTGATTTAACTTCTGCCTGAATACCATAACGGTATGCCGATGTAGCTATCTGATTAAACCGATTGAATTGAAGCGACTGAGTAGCAATGATTTTGCTTTTCTTAAAATTGTCATCTTTCAGCAGTGAATTGCTTTCATATTCAGTGATAGCACACCAGCTCACAGCAAATAGCGCCAAAAATAACCAGAATGAATTATCGATTTTCATAAATTCACCTGCTTACCTCGGTAATAATCTAGGGCTTTTTGGCATCGTTTTCTAGGCTTACCTTGTCAATACCGCAGGTATCGTCTCTGAGTACATATACGCCAGCTGCCAAGTAGATGGGGAATCCGATAATAAAAGCGGATATGCATAAGCGAATTCGCCAAGGCATACGGCTTTTTCCACTTCCCGTCTTGTCATTAACCCTTTCCATTTTACGCCCCCAGCATATATCCAGCGTTTAAGTTCATTACATGCGCCAGTTTGGTCACCAGCATTGAGTTTTTTTAGTAGCGTAGAACGTGAAAATGCCCCTGTTCCTACGTTATAAGTGAATGAGTACAGTGCAGCCCTGGTGTAATCAGGGATGCTAACTTTAATTAAGGGGTTCACCGCTTTAGCGACAATAGCCAAGTCCTTTTCTAACAGCGCTTTACACTCGGCTTTCGTATAGGTTTTTGTGGGGATAATGTCAGGACCCGTATGCCCATAACACACCGTGAGTACTCCAATGGGGTCAAGATAAGGGTTAGGGTCATACCCCTCAAACTCAGTAACCATTGCAACAGTTAATGTCATCAACCCACCAGCTGCAGCGGCCATTTTTATTTTATTTGGTATCTTTGGCATGAGCCGCCTCTTTGCGCTTATCTTCTTTTCGTTTGAAATATAAATTTGTCAGAAATGTCGCTACACCTAAAAGCAGGCTTCCTAATACCCCAATTGCTGCCCACTGCTCAGATGAGAAACCATCTAATAATTGTTTTAACCAATAGAATGTTGAGCCTGTCGAAGCAGCATAGGAGGCGCCAGTAGTTAATTTATCCATACGCATATACCACCCCCTACGGAGTGCCCGATATTTAGTTAATAGGTAGCCACCAGAAAATTAATTGCAGTAATTAAACATGTTGATAGTGATTTGCGGTGGCTATATACGAAAAAGGCCACGCAATGCGCAGCCTTGAAATCAGTTGTTCGGAATAACCGAATATGTGAAATTTAACTTAAAAATATTACGTACGATAATGTTTTCAAATACTTAAGTTACATATGAACTATCCGGAAATACCGGATGGTTGAACCTGTAAGGATTACTTACAAGTTAACTTTTATGCTCTGCAGTGGAATGATCACACCGTTTGCATATGCAGCAATGACGATTTTTAAATCGTTCACCATCAAACTTGTCGATCAAGCTATCAATATCGGGTAAAAGTGCCCATGCAATATAAAAGTCATGAGGTGTCATTTCAGTTCCGGCAAAGGGATAAATACCGATATAACAATCATCACCCTCTCTATCTACTTCTATTGTTCCCGTAAGCCAACCATCACAGGGATTAATAACAATAACATCTCGATTATCCATATCTTCGGTTGGTAATTCACTAGCGGGTCTAAATACTAGATCTGTAGGTGTTTGCATGATGGGCCTCAACGAAAAATGAATGCCCGATTTAGCTCAGGCAAGCTGTTGTTCGCCACTACAACTATTGACGCGGTTTATTCTGCTCTATCTCTAACTTTGTTTGTTCAAAACGGTCGGTTTCTAATTCAACACCGATAATTCGACGGTTAAGTTTTAATGCCGCTTTTACTGTTGCCCCCGATCCCATAAAGAAATCAGCAACAACATCACCTTCACGGCTACTACTATTGATAATGTGCTCCATCATCTCAGCTGGTTTTTCACATGGGTGTTTACCGGGGTAATATTGTACAGATGAATAATTCCAAACATCGGTATAAGGAACATCAACGGTCACAGTGAAAGGGCGACGTAATAATTGGTATTGTTCAGCTAATTCATGATATTCACGCCTTAATGTTGCTTGCTGCATCACCAGATCAGCGTGTTCACG